ACATCAGAAATGGTGTCCTTTTTTTGTGCTCAAAATTAGGAGGTGGGTGATATGAAGTGACGAAAATGGACGAAGCTAAGTTAGACTACTTAGCTGGAATGAAGTACAAAGATATAGCTGAAAAATATAATGTGGCACTTAGTACAGTCAAATCTTGGAAAACAAGAAACGGCTGGCAACGTACAAAAAAGGCTAAAAAAAGTACGCGTACAAAAACAAAAAGTATGCGTACAAAAATCGAAAAAGTTGCACGATCTAGAAGCCCTGATTTACTCGAAGAATTGGCAGACAATGATGAGTTAACAGATAAGCAAAAAGCCTTTTGTATGTACTATTTGCAACGATACAACGCAACTTGGGCGTACCAAAAAGCTTATGGTGTTGACTATGATACAGCTCGGGCTCACGGATCTAGAATGGTAGCAAATGGTAACATAAAACAACAGTTAGCTAAACTCAAAAAACAGCAGTCTATGGACTTGTATGCTGACGCGAATGATATTTTACTGAAGTATCTGCAACAAGCAACAGCAGACGTTACAGACGTACTAGAATTCAAGACTATTAAAAAGCTCAAGTGGTCCAAAGTTCATGATCCTGAAGGTGACTACGAAGATGATGACGGGCCTTATCGCTTAGATCCGTGGATAGATCCACAGACTGGCGAGCAAGGTTTTTATTATGAGTCGATCATCGTTTTAAAAGATAGTAGCGAGATCGATACGGCAAACATCAAAAGTGTGCGTATTGATAAAGGACAACCAGTGGTCGAAATGTATGACAAACAGACTGCAATGCGTGAGCTGTTAGATCGCTTGCCAGAGCCGGATAACTCAGTTGCTGATGATGACGGATTTATTCAGGCTATCGAAAAGGCTATACCAGGTATTTGGAAGAATGCGGATATAGAAGGTATGGAGGACGAAAACAATGGTGAAGACAAACACGCTAACTAAGTCATCCTTTCAATTTACGACCTTTTCACAAAAACAGCTGATGGTTTTGACATGGTGGAAAGTACCTGCATTAAAAAACAAAGTTGCGCTTGTTTGCGATGGTTCTGTTCGTGCTGGCAAGACAGTCGTCATGTCGTTGTCGTATGTTTTGTGGGCTATGAACAACTTTAATGGTAAACAGTTCATCGTTGCTGGTAAAACGATTGGTTCGCTACGACGTAACGTTATTAGACCGCTGAAGTTAATGCTTCAAGGACGTGGCTACTCTGTAAAAGATAGTCGTTCAGAAAACATGCTTGTTATCCGAAAAGGTAACAAGGAAAACTTTTTCTTTCTGTTCGGTGGTAAAGACGAAGGATCGCAAGACCTTGTTCAAGGGTTAACTGCTGCTGGTGCATTCTTTGATGAAGTTGCACTTATGCCACAAAGTTTTGTTAATCAGGCAATATCACGTTGTTCCGTTGAAGGATCTAAGTTCTGGTTCAACTGTAATCCGGCTGGGCCATATCATTATTTCAAACTGGAGTGGATAGATAAACTGACTGAAAAGAATGCGATCCGCATACATTTCACGATGAAAGACAATCCATCCCTGTCAAAAGAAATAATCGATCGTTACGAGCGTATGTTCGATGGCGTGTTCTATCAACGCTACATTTTAGGCCTTTGGGTCATGTCTGAAGGTGTTATCTATGACAACTTTGATAAAGACACGATGGTGGTCCACGACTTGCCAGAGAATTTTGAGAAATACTATGTTTCATGCGATTACGGTACGCAAAACCCAACAGTGTTCCTGTTGTGGGGGCGTAGTCAAGGTACCTGGTACTTGATCAAAGAATATTATTACTCTGGACGTGCTAACGCAAAGCAAAAGACCGATGAGCAATACTGCGAAGAGCTGAAGAAGTTCTTAGGCAAGATTAAAGCAAAGATCATCATTGATCCGTCCGCAGCTTCTTTTATTGCTGTATTGCGAGAAAATGGCTTTAAGGTCAAGAAAGCTAAAAATGATGTTGTTGATGGTATTCGTGTTACTCAGAGCGCAATGAATGAAGGCAAGATCTTATTTAGTGACACTTGCTCAAATCTATTTAAAGAGTTGGCAAGTTATATTTGGGATGAAAAAGCAGCCCAGCATGGTGAAGATAGGCCAGTCAAAGAGCATGATCACGCTTGTGATGCTATACGTTATTTTGTTTATATGGTGATCCACAAAAACTTTACCGCAAAAATTACGAAACGGCCCAATATCCGAGGCTTATAGATAGAAAGAAGGTGCTTAATTGGCTATTTCGATTGATAAAAGTCTTTTGGGAGACGTAAATGAACCAAACATTAAAGCTATCAATTATGCGATCAGAGAGCTTTTAAAACGGCAAAAGCGTTTGAATAAATTAGCTGATTATTATAACGGTAAGCAAGATGTCAATGATCACAAATTTGATAATTCTAAGGTGAAGTCAGCAAATATTATGATCAACCATGCTAAATATATCACTGATATGAATGTTGGCTTTATGACAGGCAATCCCGTTAAGTATACTGCTGATAAGGATAAAAGCATTGATGATGTACTTGATGTATTGAAGAATGCAGACATTCACAAGCACGATATCGAGTTAGAAAAGGATCTATCCGTTTTTGGCTACGGCTATGAATTGCTGTATCTCAAAGCGACTGATCCAGAAATAACACTGGACGAAGCGGGTAACGAAAAAGAAACGCCGAACACAGAACTAAAAATTGAAGTCATTGATCCACGTGCTGCAATCGTCGTTACTGATGATACAGTTGAGCATGATCCGTTATTTGCGGTCTTTGTGCAACCAAAGAGAGATCTTGATGGTCGCATTGACGGTTATAGCGTGACTGTATACATGCCAAAACGTGTTGTCGAGTTTAGAACCAAAATGACGATGGAGTTATCCGGGGATGATGATATTGTTTATGACGGTGAGAATTTGTTTAATACCGTGCCACTAATTGAATATCGTAATAACGAAGAACGTCAAGGTGATTTTGAACAGCTTATTTCGTTGATCGATGCGTATAACTTATTGCAGACCGATCGCATTTCAGACAAAGAAGCCTTTGTTGATGCGATCCTGGTAACCTTTGGTTTCGGATTAGCAGAAGATGATGACGATCTGAAAGCTTTGAAGAATGGTGTTTTGAATGCTCCATCCCGTGAAGACGGTGCAGACATCAGCTGGCTAACTAAGTCGTTTGATGAAACTCAGGTCAACTTGCTTAGTCAATCGATCGAGAACGATATCCATAAAATCTCATATGTTCCAAATATGAATGATGAGAAGTTCATGGGTAATGTTTCAGGTGAAGCGATGAAGTTCAAACTTTTTGGCTTAGAAAATCTGTTGTCGATCAAAAAGCGATATTTCTTTGATGGCTTGCGTCGCAGATTGAACATGGTTCAAACGATCGTGAATATCAAAGGCGCCAACAATGATGTTAGTGGCTGTGATATTGATCTTGCACCTAATATCCCAGTCAACTTATCTGATGTGGTAAACAATATCAGAAACGCTGATGGTATTATTCCACGTAAGATCACTTACGGCTGGTTGCCCCAAGTTGATGACCCACAAGAGATTATCGAAGAAATGGATCAACAAGATGCTGACAACATCAAGAAAAACCAGCAAGCGTTGCAACAGCAAGATCCTGACAGATTAGAATTGGAGGATAGTGAAGATGATCAAGATGAAGATGACAAACAAGAACGATCAAACAACGATCGTGGCTAGTGGTCATGCTGGATATAGCGCACATGGCTATGACATCGTTTGTGCGTCATTTTCTACATTACTGACACACACTATCAACAATTGCACTAACGTTGCTGTGAGCGATGAAAATGGCGTGCTGACAGCTGTGTTTAATGACGTTGAAGCTATCCAAAATAAGACGTTGTTAGACGCGTTTAGAAACACTGTTACGCAACTAGCTGGGCAATACAGCGACTACATTAGTATCACGAGTTAGGTGAGCTTATGAAAGTCAATAAAGATCAGTTCAATTATTGGCAACTGCGAGATCTGCAAGCTGAACAAGAAAATCAAGACGAAGCTACAGACAAGCTAAAAATTATCAATAGCGCATATCAACAAGCGCAGACGTATTTAAGCGACGAGGTCAAA